GCTGTAGCTTCAGATACTATTACTGCTGCAGAGCTATTAGCTCTAAGAAAGAACATGGGCAAATACGGTGTTAACCCTAACGACGTAGTGTACATTGTTTCTCAGAGTGCATACTTCCAGTTACTAGAAGACGCAGAATTCCAAGATGCTAATCTAGTTGGTGACATGGCTACAAAACTCACTGGTGAGATTGGTCAGGTATTTGGATCACGTGTTTTAATGTGTGACGAATTCCCTGCTCAAGCAGCTAATGGGTACGGAGCGATTGCAGTATACGCAAGAAACTACGTAATGCCAAGACTTAGAGGTGTGACAAT